ACAGTTGGGCTAACAACCTTCTGCTCAACATTATTTGTCGTACCCACCGTCTGAGTATTGGTCTTGCCCGCTTGTATATTGGCCGCTACCTTCGGTCCCCATCCTGTTAGGAGACTTAGGGGGTTGCTGCAACTTGCTGTACTGGTCAAGGCCAAAAGCAGCAGTAACAAATGCAAAGATCGGCCAGACCAGAACTTCAACGATACCGACATCTTTTACCTCTACGACATAAACTAGCCACAGTAAGAGGGCAATGGCTACTTCCCTTTTGAAGGTCTTCTGAACAGCCATGCCCCATCCTTACTTGATTAGACCACCATTGATAATCCAGACCACAGCAGCAGAGATAAAACCACCAATGATAAACAGCACTGACTTATCTCGTAGCTCTGCCCTACGTTTCTCTGCTGCACTCATACTTTCAACTGTCTTGTTTAGGACGACAATAGTTAGGTTAAGCTCAGAGATAGTGTCACACAGACGTTCAATCTCAGCCTCCAGCTTTTCAATACGGCGGAGGGTATCCTCTTCACTCATGCTGGGTAGTCCTTGTGTGGCAGTTGATAGTGGGTAGATGAACCCTTAGCAATGTTAAGTGTAGCAGCTAAAAGTTGTAAATTCCCTACATTATGTTCTCCACCCTTAGATAGTGGTATAATATGGTCAACGTGCATTTTTACGCCAGTTATAGCTGTAATTTTCTGAGATAAGTTATACATAGCTAAAACACCCTCCCTATCAAAGTCTGAGGGAATGGCATTACGAACCCTTGCTTTTCTTCGTCTAGAGCCCTCTGCTGCAAGGGCTTTTCTATGTGGTAAACCCCTTCGGTTTTTTTCATACTCTTTTAGTTTTTCTGAAATAGTGGACCTACGAGACCTATCATAGTCTGACTTTTTAACAGGGTCTTTTGACAAAAGTGTACGCTTAGTCGCGCACTCCCTGCATTCTTTTTTCCTGCCATAGAGAGAACTTTTATTTTTAGAGAGTTCCTCTAGTGGTTTCTCTATACCACAAATGTTACAGACTCTTGTTATCATCACGGGTAACTTTTTCTAGACAGTTCAAAGTGAGGTTTGTCCCAACCGCCCTTCCAGTCACCACCCCACTCCAGTGGGATACCTAAGTCTTTAGCAGCAGCCTTCATTGCCTCAGCAATAGCTTCAAACTTACTGTGGTCATTCCAGTCTACAGGATATGGGCAAAGGTCTACAGCATGACCTGTGAGGTGTCGTGAGTTCATAGTCTTAGACTTTCCAGCCTTAACTAGTTCACGTTGACGGTTGATATTACGGACGCCCTCAGTTACAAGGAAATCCTGATCTGTAATCTTAATAGCAGCCTCTACAACAGCAACAAGATCAGGATGTACTCCTGACAGGTTCTGTTTACTCCTAGTACCTAGGTTATAGGTCATGTGATTTCCTTATGCAGGTTGTGTCGTCGGTGTCATGTAAAGTAATGCCAATAAATTGTTCCTGTTCCACCAGAACCATACTCATAATAAATAGTTTTTGTTGTTGAGGAACCACGAAGAGATGTAGATATATTAACTGAAGTAGATAAGTTCCACACAGAGAATGTATTAAATGGAACAGAAATTGAACCTGAACCGCCACCACTAGGAAAACTTAAGGATTGGCTACCGAGAGCAATACCTAGCTTTGCGCCTGTTACGGCACTATTTGCTAACTTTGCCGTAGTAATAGACCCGTCTGCGATAGAAAATGTCGCTAAAGCCGCAATAGCCTGAGCAGACCGTAGCGGCGTCATCAGCGTTGCATTGTCAGTTCCAGCCTCAGCCTGCGCCTGAGTTGCCAATGCCCGCTCACCGCTTGGTGTGAACGTCCCTGCCGTCTCATCAATTGTGCCGAGCGTGATCCAAGCACTGTCAGCCTCATTCCTTTTATAAAGGATATTGGTTGCAGTGTTATAGTAGGTCATGTTAGCATATGTAGTTGTAGGTGCAACTGTTCCAGACGAATTAGATGCCAGTGCTTTAAGGGCTAAGTTAATATCAGCCCTAGAGTTTGGCGCAGTCTGGTTTGCAATATCAAAGTCATGTTGACTCATATTAAGTATCCTTATTAGTATTCTACATCGACACTAAGCGCTGTAACATTCGGGGTGAAATAACTATTGCTACTGTTAAGAATGACCTTAAACTTAAAGCCACGACCAAGGAAGAATGAACCACCAGCAAGGGCATAGCTGGACCATACGGCAGTCCCAGAAGCAGGGTCATCTACAGTATAAGACACATAAACTTGAGCATTTACATCTCCAAAATTAGCAGTCTCATCTGTCCAAGTATCCCATGTATCAGGCCAAGTATCCCAGTTCTGAGGGATAGCATCCCAAAGCAAAGTTCCATTATCATACTTACGAGTAAATGATACAGAACCTGTAACCCTAGAGTTTCTTGTAGAACCAAGATCAACAGTCCCTACAAAGAAATAAGTCCCTGTTGGGGTAGGACCAGTAGTATTATCAATCTCAATACTGCTAGATACCAACAAGACGTTGCTTAGAGTTCCAGCAAAGGTTGGGTCTTCAGTGACAGTTACCGTAGCTCCCAGAGGTGGAATAGCGGCAGCGTCAACAACAAAAGTGCCTTCGACTTCACTAACAAAACCTTCTTTGTCGAAAGCCTTAATTAAGTAGGTTCCCGCACGAGCAGGCACAGCAACACTAGTAGAAGGTCTAGCTACCTTCTCAACCAACAAAGAAGAGTTATTCCAAGTGGCACCTGTATAAGCTGGGTTATGCTTAATGATATAGTGAGACAAGTCAGGGTCAGGAATTGCACTCCACTTAAGGAAGATACTGTTACCTGACACCTCAGCAAAGAAATCAAGAACGTCTGAAGGGGGGCCTGTAAAAGGGTTTACTTCAACATCAAAGGCATAAGTGTATTCACCACGAACACCAAACGTATTAACCGCTCTAGCCTTAAAGTCATAGATACCAACCTCAAGGTCAACAATCTCAAATGTACCAAGTGGGCCACTACCAGCAGACTTCCAAGTAAAGGAAGAAGACAGTTTATACTCTACTTCAACCTTATCAACAAACTCTGCTGAGGTCGCCGTAATAACAATGTCTGCAATGTTAGTAACTTTTTGGTTAGAAACTTGAGCGAACGAGGTTACGTTTACACCAACAGGGGGAACAAAGAATGGTGAAGGAAGTGTTGTATTGTCCCGCTCATAGACGATACCATCATCAACCTCATCAAAGACACTGGCTGAGATTTCCCGTAAAGTCATATTGACTTGAAGATCAAGGTTATCTACTAGACCAAAAGTCCAAGACACAACTTCAAAGGCCTTATTAGACCAACCAAAACGGCTGTTGTTTAGATAGACGTTATCTCCAACTTGAACCTGAAAGGCATTAAGACCAAAACTTGCAGAGATTGTAAGCTGTTGTCTGTTTCTTTCAAGAACAATACGGGAAATACGACGGGCTTCAATAGAGTTATCTGTAAAGGAAAGTGAAAGGTCAATAGCAGATTCTTGCCCGTTATCAGCGGTAACAAAAGCAGCATTAGTCACTGGCGGAAAGTCTGTAACTTGCCAGTTAGACTCTTCTCCCCTAAACGTACCATTAACAGAGTTGAAGTTATCCCTACGAGAGTGTCTAGTCGTAACACTGACAGAAGAACGGAGGTCGTTCTCATCTAGTGTTAGCACAGGTTCTGTCCAATAGGAAGGCTTCATCCTCCACTTACCCTGAGCGTACCACAAGCTACCGCCCATGCAGGTTAAGATAGACGACAACATATCATAAGGAGTTGTTGCTGTGGTGAATGCACCATTACAGGTATAACGGGTTGTAGAAGCATCTGTGTTGGTTTGGTCACATACGTTAGCAGCAGCTATAACAAGTGTATCATCAATGTTAGTGGCTTCTTCACCCATACCGTAACCAGTTTCGGTCAGGTAGTCTCTGATGCAGAGTGCTGGGTTATCTGACCAAACTGTTAGACTAGTTCTAGGGTCATATACCTTTTTCCCCTTAATTGTCGCTGTAACCTCTGGGATACC